TGGTGCTGTTCCCCAGTAAGAATCTGCTGCACTTGAAGGATTTCCGCCAGCATAAACTTGAGATGAGAAATCTGCAAGATATTGCTCATACCAAATCTTTTGTGGGGAATTGACCGCTGAAACTGAATCTAGTGCTTTGGATAGACCAACGTGCTTCTCAAGAAGAGTTCCTTGATTGCCAGTAATAGTTCCAAGATCATCAACAACTACAACGTGAATAGCATCATTCTTACCATTTCTCTCAAGAACATATTGGTTTGAAACTGGTTTTGGTGCAATAGACTTCCAATAAATTGTAGTATTTGTTAAACCTAAAGTTTGGTTATTGTACCAATCGGATACCGATGTTGCGCTAGCTGTAGTTCCTGTATTAATACCGGAATTATTTACAAAGGTAAGAGTTGAAGATGCTACATATGAAGCAAATTCCGAACTTTCTGCATAACTAATTTGAGTCTCAGTTCCTGCGGAAGAAACTCTTGATACAATTTTTACGTCAATGCTACTTGCACTATTAGTTGCATCTGTTGTAATACCAGTAATAATACCTTTTAAGTATCCATTAAAAGTTGAAGTTGTTCCTGCGCCAGGAATAGAAACTCCATTAATCGCAGCAGTAACACCAAAACCAATTTGTGCTCCAAGAGCACCAACATTGGTTGTTGTAATACCAATAGTTTGATCTGCTAAATCATCAATAACACAGACTTTAAGACCATTTGCCCAAGAACCTGGGTTCTTCGCAGCAAATGTAAAGTTATTTCCTTCCGAATGATTATTAATATAATCATCGTAATTGTCAATATCTAAAGATGTGGTTGATGCAGCACCAACACCGGCATTTGCGTTGTTGAGGGTTGCTCCACCAGTTCTAACAACTTTAAGAACACCACCATAGGAGAGATAGGAAGATGCACTCATCCAATACTCATATTGCGCATCAGTCGAAATTGGTTTTCCGAAAGTATTGATTAAATCTTGCTCAGTTGTAATATCAATTGGATAATTAACAGGACCAATTGGAAAGGGACCTGCAATTGCTCCAATATTATCTAAAACATTATCAGCTCTTCCTACAGTTAAGTCAACCTCTCTGACGAGTACGCCTGGAGATAATTGAGGAGTCGCCATTTTTTTCTCCGTAAAATCTCAGTTTATCTAAAAAATATTTATTAAAAAAATACTTTACGCAGGGGAAACTTGACGTGAATATTTACCAATCTGGATATTCCCACTTACCTATAACGTTTAATACTATTTTATTTGAAACTATTCTTTTTATTGTGCAATTTTTGCATTCATATGAATATGATGACGCCACTGGACCTCTATCTTTTCTTGTTCTATAAAATCCATCTATCAAATTTTTTATCTCCCCACATACTCTACACTTTCTATCTGTGAGGAGTAAATGTCCAAATTTTATCTGAGTGTTTATGTCCATCACATATATTCCCACATATATGACCTATCTCCATATTCGTCAACAAACCATCTATCTCCATCATTATCTACAAAACTACTACTATCTAATCCATCAGATACAAAACCAAATGGTGCCATATCTTGTTCTATTTGATTTTTTTGCTCTTCATACAACCGTTTTCTTACGTCTTGATCTGTAAGTTCTTTGAAATAATCTTGAGCTACTAACCAAGCATAGATTACTAAGCACATTGCAAGGTCATCATTACATCCCTCTTCTGCTTCAAAAGAATTGTGTTTTTGGATAAATGTGGTGAGTTCTGCAATAATCTCATAATCATTTAAAAATAACTTATTCTCTTCAATCATTGTTTTGAGATTAAGACATCCTACTTTTTTCACTGTCTTTGACATCTTGACCCCAAGTTGAGTTTTCTTTCCAGAAAATCCTTGACCTACAATTTGACCTGCTCTTCCCCTCATTGAGCACATCAGTAAATTTTTATATTCTAAATCATATTGAAGAATGCTTGCTACTTGATCTCCAACATCATTAACTTCACATAACACATATGCATCATTGTAACTTTTTCCAACTTCATCAATAATACTTGGAAAAAGCATTGGTTTTATTTCATTATTTCTATACTTTGCAACTACTTTGTGTGGAAATTCAGTTATATCAACGACAGTAAATGCAGAGTAATCATTTCCTACTCCTCTTGCAACATCTACCGTAATAAGATAATCGTGATTATCTTCAGGATCCACATAAACATCTAATCCAGCACTGCGAGTCTTGGGATGATCATAAACAAGAGATCTTAGTTTTGATGGAGCAATTAAAGTATCTACAGATCCTAAAAATTCACATTCAAACTCAACTTTAAATTGTTGTTCAGAAGTGTTTGATATAGTTTGCTTTTTCCATTCCTCATCTCTTCCCGGAACTTCACTCCAATGAACGTCTGTAAATATATACTCATTCTTACCTTTTTCTGCATCGTGCCACATTCGGTAGAAATGATTCATACCGTGTGGAGTTGATACTATAATTACTTTTGTATTTTTACCTGAAGTAATCGTAGGATAAACTGAAGCAAAGAATGAATCTGCAATATGATTTGGGACGAACGCAAATTCATCCAAAAATAAAATGTTGAATGACATACCACGAACTGCAGAAGCAGAAGTAGAAGCAGCCAAGATTTTACTTCCATTTTCAAGTTCCAAAGAACCCTTGTTCCAAGAGATAATTCCTTGTTGCATCCACTTTGGTAAATTTTCATATGCTGTCTGCAATCTATCTAACAGTTCTCTAGCGGTCGCTGCTTTGTTTGCTAGGATGCCTATATTCACATTATCATTGAATACTGCATAATGTAAGAGAAAAGATACTACAGTAGTTGATTTTCCCGTCTGACGAGGCATCTTGCAGATATTAAATCTGTGCTCATGAAATCTATTTACAAGTTTTTCTTGAAATGGATACATTTTAAATGGTTGTAATCCATGATCAAGAGTAACAATTTTTACATAATTTTTTGCAAAATAAACAGGATCACTCATGCATTTGGAGATTTCAAGAATTTGATCTTCAGTAAATTCGTGAGTGGTATTCGCTTTTTTTAATAACGGATTGCCAAGATAAACATCATTATTTGCCATAACAAACTCCTAAAAATTAATTACAATTCCAACGTCTAAGTGCTTTATTAATTCTACTGTCTGGATCTCTTGCTGTTTTTGTTGAAGTAAGTTTAGACTTCATTCCGGACATACGACGGCAAAATGATTTACGACGATCCGATCTCTTACCTGTAGGATTTTTTTCAGTCACTGCAGTTTGAAGTTTTGAACCTGGATTTTCTCTACGATATGCCTTTACTGCAGCGGGACTCAAACCGTCAGTTCTATCTTGACGATTTACTTTTTGCCAGTCTTCATCAACCTCAACTTCTTCTCCCATTGGTTTTACATAATTTCTACTAGGACCAGGTTTTGCTGCACTTCCACCTTGAGGTCCAAATGCCTGGATTAAAGGTTGTCCTGGTTGAATTTCAGAGACGGAATGATAAACAACTATTGATCCTGGATAAACTTTTTGAAGTTCATAATAATATCAATAATTTCCGCAAATGTATTTCCATTTGCATCTTCAATAGAAACATTTTCTGATTTTACGCAAGAACCTTTTTCAAATTTAGAAGTTCCTTTTTTTCTTTTATAACCTTTCCAACATGGACCATTTTCTCCTAGTTCTGATAAAATTTTATCTACTATGGATGGTTCATATTCGGCATTTATGTTTCTAATATTAGTATCTCCAGGTCTTACTGAAGGTATTTTGGGTTCTTTTCTTTTTGATTGTGCCGCCTCTCTTTCTCCTTCAGTTGCACCTTGCAGAGAAAGATTTCTAATACTTGTAGAACGTTTAGATTTTCTAATATCTTTAGGATTTACTTCAAAACTTATTCCCTCTTCCATCTCACCACTTGCGATATAATCTGCTGCAGTATCAATATAATCTGCTGCTTTAGTGATTTTTGATTGAACCCATGCTTCTAGATCTCCTTCACCTTTACCAACTTTTGCTTTAAGTCTTTTTACCGCATCTTCAATGGTTTTGAGTTCTGACCTTGCCATTGAATATTCTTCATCTTTAATTGAGATTTTATCCCAAACTTTTTCTCCGTAAGAACATTCAGATCTTGTTTCTCTTTTATCACATAAAGGACAGTATCTTTCTTCTTCGTGCATAGTTTCCTCAGATTTAGTTCCCCAGTTTGCAGCACCAACTTTACGGCATTTTACAAGTGCTCCGGACGCATATGCACTCGGCCAAACATCATATCTAGACTTTACTTTATTATAGCACGCA